TCATAAGTTCTACGTAATATCGTGTCATTTGCAGAACCACCTTTACCTATGTTAACAACGTCTACTCCTAAACGTTGCGCTAGTCTATGTGGCCAGGATTCTTCTTTATTTGCTAGACCGTTGCCTTCAGTGAAACTACACCCATTAGTGACGATGTGGGATATCCTTGTCATATTCTGAAACTTTCTCCGCAGCCGCAACGATCTTTCTCATTAGGATTAATGAACTCAAATCCTTCATTCAATCCTTTCTTTTGAAAATCTACAGTAAGCCCATCAAGGTAAACCATAGATTTAGGATCAACATAAAACTTTAACCCGCCGTGATCTACAGAGATATCAGTCTCGTCCGGGCTGTCTACAAATTCTAATACATATGCTAGACCAGAACACCCAGTGGTCTTCACTCCTAGACGAACTCCTTGTCCTCTACCTCTTTTTTTGATATGTTCTAAAAACTTATTTTTGGCTATATCAGTCACGTTAATCATAGTTGTTATTCCTTATAATATCACTAATCATACCGAATGTCATCTTGATTGGTTAAATTTGTTTAATATTCTATCCAATATCGAATAATCTTTCTGAAGATATCTAGTCCTGTGCAGGTTCGCATTATATTCTAATGTTGGCAGCATGTCTAAAAGCATGTCATTGAGTTCTATAGTACTCATCTTAGATATTCTTTTTACTTCGTTCAATACCTTTATGAATCGTTCATCATCATTCATAGTAGTATCGTATGATTCATCTATCCAGTTATCAAATGTTTTATAACCCAACTGATGCATCACACGTAGAGTTCCTATTTGTCCCAATATTAAAAATGGCTGGAAATTTATGATCGGCTTAAAAAGTTTTTCGTTTATTTCTAAGTGGGTGTGATCCAAATAAAAATAACTCATAGGTATTATATTAACATATGATTTGACATGATAATTGTTATTGGCAAGACATAAATTTTCAGGTATGTCTCTGATATCTTCTATGTCTAAAACTATGTCGTCTATGCATTTTTGTTCCTTGGTAAAAAAATCTATAAAGTTACCGCCACCCGTAGATAAGAAAGAATCATTTTTAAAGTCAGGTATCTTTAATAACTCATTCACAAAAGGAAGTCTATGAATTCTGCCCTTACCGCCCAAGTATAAAAATTTCTTCTCTCTGTCTTTTTTGTTTTTTATATCTTGAATAATCGTATTCAAATCTATAGGAGGCATGAGTTTTTCAAAGATGTTATTCCAGAATGCAGACAAGCCATGTTTTTTGAATAAATCATGTATCTTATAATTAGTATCTATGTATATGACAGACTTAGAATCGATACCTAAAGAGTCACATCCGATATTTACATTCTCAACGATGTTATACTTTGTGATGTTATTATAATATCCTCCCGGATCTCGTTCACGATGTACAACTGGTAATAATCCAAATGAGTCTACATTTGTTGTTAAAATTAAGCCGGCTTTATTATTTTTAACATCGTTAATGATTTCGATGTCTTTGTAAGTATGTGAATTATTATACCAACGCATAAGTTGGATGCATCCTATAATCAAATAGAATTCATTGTCTGGTTTTTCTAAGACTTGCGTACAACCATGATCTTCCAAATATGTTGAAAGATATACTACAGGAGTATTTCTTATCTTGCCGGTTGTTAAATCTAAAACTATAAATTTCACATCAAGATTTATTCATGGCTGATTTAGCCATTTGTGCTACTACTTCTTGACTCTGCTCGGGCGGAGGTGCTTCAGTCTGTTGTGGTTGTTGCGGTAATCCTTTGAACACAACAGTGTCACCTTCGATATTGCTAACTACATTTTTAAGAGGTTTCGTTTGTATCATAGAATACAAATCGTCTCTAGATAGCGTTAGATCAAATTTTCTAAAATATGTGAGAAGTTTGTCAATAGTCCAATTATCTGTAATTCTTTTGCTATCCAATGCGGTGTTAAGTTGATCGACTGCCGCAATCAACTTAACAAGTTTAGGATCATTGACTAACTCGTAGAGGTGCATTTTACCTCAACTCGCGACCAACTCCGCCTGCTGGTTCAGATTCTGGTTCTTCTAAGTCCGGGGAAACTTCAGCACCCATTTCAGCACCGACTACTTCTTCGCCGCCGGGACCTGATGTGGCTGCAACGTCAGTCACTGCCATTTCTTCACCGCCTGCAGGAGGTGCACCTAGTGCTTCTGGACTACCAACGCCAGTCAATGCATTCATGGCGTTCTTCATCTCACTCTTAGTCTGGCTTAGTGTTTGATTCAAAGTAGTCAAGGCTTGGCTTGCTACTTGGTTGAATGTACCAGACTGTTCTACACCGATTTCTGATTGAATACTATCTGCTAATGCAGGTAGTTCTTTAACTAACATGTCGTTAACTTCTTCGATCATCTTTTGAATGCTGTCAAGCATATCTTGTGCTGCCAAGATGACCTGTGATTTTTCGACTTCTTCATTCTCAACAACTATTCTAGCAGCCTTAGTATTCTTGTAATGCTCAGTAAGTGCCTGAGCCATGAATACTAATTTCATGTATGAAGGGCTAGCATGATTCTTGTAGAAATCAGGGCTTGCTTTAGCCTCTTTGATGAGACCGAATACTCGTTCCATCATGGCTTTAGTTTGTGCGCGATTCAATCTTGACATGTCAAGGTTGACATCGAAATTAGCCTTAAGGGCTTGTTCTGCTACGTTTGTTTTATCTAGTTCATTGAGTCTCATGGTTAAAATCCCACATTAATAGTTATATTTATCAAGAATCTGTTACTTTTCATCCTTAGATTCTTGATACTTTTTAGTCTGTATATGCTTGGACATAGATGCATATGCTTCTATCTCTTTCAAAGCATTTTTCCTTCTAAGTTGGTCTTCTAACAATTTTGCTAGATAGATAAACTTATCAGGAATATCCCTGCTATTCATCAGCTTTTTGTGCTGTGCTATAGATACTTCTAAACCGCCTATGTAGCGATCTAATTCTTTAAGTCTTTTGGTCTCTTTATCTTTTCGATTCTTCTCAAACACACAATAGGTTACTGCATATTTAAGTGTGGAAAATTCTATTTGTTCTGCATATGGATCTAGCATATTGACAACCTTGAATATACCGGTCTTTTCAGGGTTTATTATATAGGTGCCAAAAAGGTTATAACTACCGTCATACTCCTTGACGATAAACATGTCCTTTATCTTGTTCGCTAGATAAGACTTATTCATATTCATATTTAACAAAATATATGTTCCTTTTTTCCAAAGTTATATCAAGTTTTTGTCCTGACTTGTGCCATTGACTATCACATTGAATCATGGGCACCCCGTCACAATCTTTATATAATGATCCTAAATCAGAAATTCCATCTTCAAACACACGATTATGCTGTACTTCAAAATCAAACTTCCATACAGGAACTCTGATATCTTCTTGTAGCATAGTTCCGAAATATGACTCTTTATCTAAATCAATCTCTAACCGCACAGGATCGTTGATGACATCGGGCTGGGCTCGCAATGATATAACTTGCAATATAGTATCAAAATTGCATTGTGTGTTGCGATTTCTATACCAATCATTCACATCTTTTACATCATCCCCCGGCCTTGCGCGATTCAATACACCTGTCTTTGTAATGTCAAATAACGTATAGCAGGAAATCCTGTGCATGTTGTTATTTAAGGCAAAAAAAAGACCCGAGAATAAATCTCGGGTCCTTTGTTTGTTAACTTAAACTAATGATTAGTTAGTGAAAGTTGCTGATGATGCTACAGTTACAGCATTTGCCCAAGCGGGACCATCTGCGTTCTCTAGTGCTAATACTAGAGCAGCAGGTGTCCATGCACCAGTTGGGTATATAGCGAATGCTAATGTGTCGTTAGCTGCGTCTGTATACTCATAGATGTGGATAGTTGCTAATTGCTGAATCGCTTGAATTGCTGAGTTAACTTGTGTAGTTGTCAAAGCACCGTTTGCAGTTGCAGTGAAGAAGTCCAACTTTGGACCTTGTGGCTGAACTGTCAAGGCTGAAGAAACTGCGTTAACGCCTGAATTTGTGTAATCTGGCTGATCTAACCATAGAACTGGCTTAAGATCACCATTAACTCTTGTAAATTGTGCCATTTTAAAATCTCCTAATGTTGTGAGACCTACTGTCTCATACTATTATTTATGCCTGGCACAAAAAAATGTTGGTTTGGCTAGCGTTGGCCAGCAAGATTTTGACGGCTGAAGCCCATTCTATCTACAAATTTCAAACCATTTGACACAAAACCTTCTTGACTTTGCTGGCCACTCTGTAGATAGCCTTTGACGGGGCTTTGTTCTGCTTGCTGTGCTAGTTGTTGTACGACTTGATTCTTAAGATTATAGATAGCCACCCATATGCTAAACAGACCCTGCACCCCTGCTTTGTTAGCATTGATATGATCTGATAGTTTTTGCTTCATAGTAGGAGTCATGGGTCTAGTCTCAAAATAATCCATGAATCCAGAAGCCATGTCATTTAGATCGCCCGAGACGATTTTCTTATTGATATATGTAGTGAATAGTTGATTGAATGTATTTCTAGCCTGCGGTGCTTGCATTAGTTTTTGCACAGCAGGACCATGTTGACGTATAGCAGCCTTAGCGTCATTGACTAAGCCTTGATCTAACTTTACATTAGGAACTATAGGCATAGCACTAGGAATGATAGCGACATCGCTATCATTCTTTAATTGCCCTATCGTTCCATTCAATGGTGTTGATTCATCTGTAGTAGCGGCATTAGCAGGTATAAACTGATGCACAGCAATACCCGCAGTCTTACCTGTGATCAATTTACCTATATCGCTATCGACATCTACTGTATACGCTATACCGTTAGGGTTCGCTTTAAACTTATACAGACCTTTTTGATCTTGTAAAGGTTTGCCGAAGAGCAAGTCGCCCCAGTAGTAGCCCTTAGTTCCTTGACTTGCTTTTTCAAGACCGGGCCATATGTTTGTAATGAGAGTATTAAGTTCACCGCGATCCACCCCCCTCGCTCTATCGTATTCTATAAATTCTTCTGCGCTGTGTACGTTGCGACCTGACATGTCTTTCTTATTAAACATGTGTTTGTCCATAATGCTGAATTTGCCGTCTGGACCATGACCGAATATCAACGCTGGATACCCATCCCATTTAATAGTGATTGTTTTAGGATTCTTAGCAGTAGCCAATATAGAATTAACTGCTTGATTTGCACCCGCAACGTCTCCTAATACTACTAAATCTTCTGGATGATCGAGGTGCCCCTTGCCTTCTTTTAGGCGCAAAGCATCCTGATCAAATTGACGCATCCTTTCACGAATATGCTGAAAGAATTCTTGTTCGTTATTGAAATTCATTTTAAGGTTGAGTGTCTTGTTTTCTACCTTGGTCTGAAACAGCCCAAGCAATTTGTGCTATATCAGTCAAGTCTTTGTTCAAGGTTTTACCCTTTAAACTTTGTGGCATACGTTTTAGTATGTCATCAACCTGTTGCTGTGAGGATCCTAAATTGATCCCTCTCAAGAAGCCCTTCATGAAATTATCGCGGAACCATGCGCCTAGGCTAGGTTTACCTGATGGTGCTGCTGGTTGACCTGCTGCCGGTGCTGCGCCTTGTGCTGGGGCAGTGCTTGCGGCTGCTGGTTGACCCGGACGCTTAAACACGCCCTTGATCTTATCCATGATACCTTCATTAGTTCTTAAGAACTTATCTCTATCTTCTCTTTCTTTCTTTTGTTTTGCGATCAATGCCTCTATGCGCTTGACCGCTAGATCAGGATCATATCCTGATTTCTTCAATGCGTTTCTAAATCTTTCTACTGACGTTAACTTATTGTAAATCTCTTCTAGTCTATCTTCGCTAATAGTTTTTTGCTTATTTCCCTTAGCATATTGACCCATGAACTGCTGGTGCAAGTTTTTAACATCGTAACCAGCGTTGTCTAACTTAAGAATCTTGTCGCCTACACGTATCAAGTAATCCTTATTAAGGGCAACATTTGCAAGATCCTTAGTAATTTCTTGTGCTATTTTTGATGTTGGAGGAAGCGGTTTAGTTCCGGCTGGCTGTAACTTTCTCATTGCGCTAACAATCTTATCTACATTGACATCAATTTCTGGCTTGGCTGCTCCCTGCTTTTGACCAGTAGGTACTGCTTGATTACCGGGTGCTTTACCTCCGGGCTGTACAGCCTTTACTGGCGGGGCGGCACCGGGTTGGGCACCTGCGGCAGTACCGGGGGCTTGTGTTGCTGTTCCTCCTGCTTGAGGTGCGCTAGGTGTTGTTCCTGCGCTCGGCGTAGTGGGTTGTGCTGTTGCATTACCGGCTCCTAAATCAGTTGAATCAACGTCTACCAGTCCCTGCTGAATAGCAGTGTTTAACGCATTAGCACCTCTACTAACGAATTTTTGTACGAATGTATCCTGTGCCAGTTGATCTTCTGCACTTAATCCTGACTTCTTGGCTCTTGCCATAGCACTACCTACACCTTGTGTATTAGTACCTTGCGCTGATGCGACTGTACCGGCCAGACCTCTAGCGAGATTCTGGAACGTATTTAACTCATTGATTCTCATCTTTCTTCCTCAGTGACTTAGCGAACCTTGCCGCGTCCTTGCCCTTGATAGCACTTAATAGTTTTTTCTCAAGTACTTCGGCTTTGTCTGGGGAGTATTGACGATTGATTAATTCTAATAGATTAATGGCACTGGTAATAACATTGTGAGCCCTGCTCTCAATGATGTGATTCATATCACGGTTATTACCGATCAATTCCAGTTCTTCTAGAAGGCTACGGGTACGCTTTTGCATAGTTCTTTCCTTACAGTATTTATCTGGAATAGGATCTTTTATTTCTTAAGTGACGCCAATAAACTCTTGAGTTTTGCGCTCTGTACGTCGGGTACAACCTTACCTGAATCAGGAGTTATCTCCCCTGTTATAGGATCAGTTTTCTCGGCAGTCTGAGTAGTTCCTACTTCGCTAGTAGTCTTGATTTTCTGCATTAACTGCGCTCCTGAGGGCTGAACCTTATAGGAATCATCGGATCCGTCATCTGTGATTCGTAATGTTTCTACGTCAAATTTGAGTTCGATTTTTTGACCTACCCCGGAACTACTACGTGTCTTCATCAATTGAATCTGATAAAGTCCACGCTCACGCATACTACGGCTAGTAAAGATACCAAAAACATTGTCCGCAGTATTAATCTTACTAATACCACCTGAGATATGACTGTGATCAAATTCGATCTCTTCAACGGCTGATCTGTTAAGTTGTGATGCTGTGACGAATAAGACATTTAATTCCTTTGCTAGATTTCTAAGTTCTTCAGATACATACTTATCCTTTACGAACAAGTCGCTTGGACTTACTTTTGCGCTGACTGGCATGATCAAATCAAGATAGTCGATACACAAGAAGTCAACCTTCATGCCTGTCTGTATCTGTAATTCCTTGACATATGCTCTGATATCATTGACGTTGCTTTGTGCTGGCATATATTTGATGCGCAAGTTACCAGACTTCTTAGCAACCATCT